CCCGTCCTTTCAAAAATGCGCAGGCTGGCTCAAAGGAGCTGGCCGCCGCACTCAGGGCCAGCAAAGACGGCCTGAAATCCCTGAACGAGCAGGCCGGGCGCATTGACGGCTTTCGCAAGACGCGCTCCCAGCTGGCTATTACCGAAAAAAATCTGGCAACCGCCCGGCATGAGGCCGCACAGCTGGCGACCCAGTTTGCGGCGACCAACAAACCCACGGCACAGCAGGCCAAGCTGCTGTCACAGGCTAAGGGGCGCGCCAGCGAACTGCAGCAGGCTTATAACGGTCTGCGCCTGTCGGTTCAGCGCCAGCGCGAGGCGCTTACCACTGCCGGTATTGATACCAAGCAGCTGAGCGCGGCGCAGCGCCGACTCAGAACGGACGCTGACGGGGCCAGCGCGGCAATTGAGCGCCAGCAAGCGCAGCTGCGAAAGCTGGGCGAACGGCAGCAGAAGCTGGGCGCCATCCGGGCGCGGCATGACAAATCGATGGAGCTGCGCAATAACCTCGCCGGTAACGGGGCGGGCATGGTTGCCACCGGCGTGACCACCGGGATGACGATGATGGCCCCGGTCAGGGCTTACGCAGAATCAGAGGATGCCTCCACGCAGCTGGCCGCGTCCATGATGGGGCCAGGGGCCAAAGTGCTCCCGGAATTTGAGAAAATCAACAAGCTGGCGGTGGGCCTGGGCGACAAGCTGCCCGGCACCACGGCGGACTTTCAGAACATGATGACCATGCTGCGGCGTCAGGGCATGAGCGCACAGTCAATCCTGGGCGGGCTGGGTGAGGCGACGGCGTATCTGGGCGTTCAGCTGAAGATGGCGCCCACTGACGCGGCGGAATTTGCCGCCAAGCTGCAGGACGCCACGCAGACCAGCGAAAAGGACATGATGGCCCTGACCGACATCATTCAGAAGGGATTCTATGCCGGTGTCGATCCGGGAAACATGCTGCAGGGGTATGCAAAAATCGGCAGCGCCATGGACATCATCAGGCAGAAAGGGCTGGAGGCTTCGAAAACCTTTGCGCCGCTGCTGGTCATGGCAGATCAGTCCAGCATGGCGGGCGAGTCTGCCGGTAACGCCTACCGCAAGGTGTTTCAGGGCATGATGGACGCCGACAAGATGAAGGGCGTAAACAGCGACCTGAAAGGCACGGGCGTGAAGTTTGACTTCACCAACGGCAAGGGCGAGTTCGGTGGCATTGACAAGATGTATCAGCAGCTGGCGCAGCTTAAGAGCCTGAGCACCCAGAAGCGACTCACCACGCTGAAGGATATGTTTGGGGATGATGCGGAGACGCTGCAGGTGCTGAACATCATGATTTCCAAAGGCGTGGAGGGCTACAGGGAAACGGCCGCCAAGCTTGAGAATCAGGCATCACTGCGTGAACGCGTCAATGCCTCACTTAACACCCTGGGCAACAAATGGGAGGCGGCCACCGGTTCGTTTACCAACGCAATGGCCGCCATTGGTGAAACTGTGGCGCCGGACCTCAAGCGGCTGTCTGACTGGCTGGGCGACCTTGCTACTTCGCTGGGTAATTTTGTGAAGCAGCACCCGCAGCTGACCGCCGGGCTGTTCAAGCTTGGCGCGGGGTTTGCCATTGCGGCAAGTGCCGTGGGCGTGCTGTCGCTTGCCGCTGCCGCCATTCTTGGCCCGCTGGCGCTGTTGCGCCTCAGCTGTGGCGTGCTGGGTATCAAAACCGTCAGCGCGTTCACCCTTATCCGGGGGGCGATTGGCCTGATGGGTAACGGCATCTTATGGCTGGGCCGCCTGATGCTGGCTAACCCGATTCTGGCGGTTATTGGCCTGATTGCCGCCGGGGCGCTGCTTATCTGGCAGAACTGGGACACGCTGGGACCAAAGCTTGCCGCCTTATGGGATGGCATCAGCACCAAGGTCAGCGCCGTATGGGACGCCATCAGGAATTACATCAGTTCAAAGTGGAGTGAAATTGTTGCTGATGCGCAGGCGCTGCCGGCCCGTTTTCAGGAGGCCGGCTCGCAGATGATTGACGGGCTGATGGCGGGCATAAGTGCGAAGTGGGAGGGACTGAAAAGCAAGCTTTCATCCCTGACCAGTTACCTGCCTGACTGGATGAAACCGGGTGACGCCTCGCCGGTGATGGCGGGCGTGCCGGGTAAGAGTCCGGGATCGGCAACGGGGTTTGCGGGGCTGTATGACAGCGGCGGCTTTATTCCCGCCGGGAAGTTCGGGATTGCGGGCGAGAACGGGCCGGAGCTTGTGAACGGTCCGGCCAGTATCACCAGCCGCAGGCGCACCGCATCACTGGCCGCGTCCGCCGCGCTGGCGATGGGGCTTGCAGGTACACCGGCCGCAGCACGGCCACTGCATCCCATGAGCCTGCCCGCTAAGGCACAACCGGCGGGTGCCACCGGCGGCGTAATGTCTGCCGGAGCGGCTGCCCCGGTGCATAACAGCTATGCATTCACCATCGTGCAGCAGCCGGGCGAAAGCCATCAGAGCGTGGTGGATGAGGTGATGCGCCGGATTGAAGAAAAAGAGCGGCAGGCTCAGGCCCGCGCGCGCAGTTCCTACAGTGACCGTGGAGGGTTTGAATCATGATGATGACGCTGGGGCTGTTTGTTTTCATGCTGAAAACCGCCCCCTATCAGCAGCTGCAACACCAGCGCAGCTGGCGGTTTCCGACAAACAGCCGGGTGGGTGTCCGTCCGTCGATGCAGTTTCTGGGACCGGATAACGACACCATCACGCTGACGGGCGTTCTGTTGCCTGAAATGACCGGTGGCCGCCTGACGCTGTTCGCGCTGGAGCAGATTGCGGAGCTTGGCCGCGCGTGGCCGCTGATTGAGGGCAGCGGGGCAATTTACGGCATGTTTGTTATCGAGAGCGTTAACAAGACCAGTACGGAGTTTTTCAGTAACGGCGCGTGCAGGCGCATCGAGTTTACGCTCACTCTCCGGCGAACGGATGAATCGCTGCGCGAGATGTTTGGCAGCCTGAGCGACCAGTTAACGGCGATGCAAAGTGCGGCAAGCGGCGCGGCGGGCAGGCTTAACGCTGCGGTGGGAGGGCTGCTGCAATGAACAGTTCCGCCTGGGCTAACGGTGCCATAAGCGCGCCGCAGTTCCGTCTGACGATGGAAGGTGCCGACATCACGCAAAAGATTGAAAAGCGGCTTATCAGCCTGACGCTCACGGACAACCGCGGATTTGAGGCTGACCAGCTGGATATTCAGCTGGACGATGCGGACGGCCTGCTGCAGCTTCCCCGCCGGGGCGTTGCGCTGACGCTGGCGCTGGGGTGGGAGGGGCAGCTGCTTATCCCCAAAGGCACCTACACGGTTGATGAAATTGAACACTCGGGATCGCCTGACCGGCTGACGCTTCGCGCACGCAGTGCCGACTTTCGCGAGACGCTTAACACGAAGCGCGAAAAGTCATGGCATAAGGTCACGGTGGGCGACATCACGCGCGATATAGCGGCCAGGCATAAGCTCAAGCTGGCGCTGGGTGATGACGTGGCAAAGCTAGCCATTGACCATCTGGACCAGACGAACGAGTCAGACGCCAGCTTTCTGATGCGCCTTGCGCGCCAGTCCGGGGCGCTTGCCTGCGTGAAAAATGGCAGCCTGCTGTTTATCCGCCAGGGGCAGGGGAAAACGGCCAGCGGAAAGGTGTTGCCGGTTATCACCCTTCAGCGCAGGGACGGCGACAGCCACCGGTTCAGCCTGGCAGATCGTGATGCCTATACGGGCGTGATAGCCAGCTGGCTGCACACGCGGGAGCCGGTGAAGAAGGAAGTCACGAAGGTGAAGCGCAGGCGCAAAACCACGGCAAAGAAAAAAGAGCCGGAGGCTAAGCAGGGTGATTATCTGGTCGGCACGGATGAAAACGTGCTGGTGCTGAGCCGGACATATGCCAGCCGCGCTAATGCTGAGCGGGCCGCCAAAATGCAGTGGGAACGGCTGCAACGGGGCGTGGCTACGTTTTCCATTGAGCTGGCGCGCGGCAGGGCTGAGCTTTACACGGAGATGCCGGTAAAGGTGAGCGGGTTTAAGCAGCAGATTGATGCGGCGGAATGGATCATCACCACGCTGACCCACAACCTGGGCGACAGCGGGTTTACGACAAGTCTGGAACTTGAAGTGAAAATTGATGGGATTGAAATGGAATAACGCTTTATTAAGGTGTACGCATTTGAGTACAATGCGAAAGAATTGTTTGATTATGGGTTTCTATTGTGGGGTATCAAGAATGATGAATTGTCCGCTGTGCGGTAATGCTGCGCATACTCGCAGTAGCAATCAAGTATCAACAGAGACTAAGGAGCGCTATAATCAATGCCAGAACATAAATTGCGGCTGCACCTTTAAATCTCTTGAGACAATCTCAGCGATTATAATGAGGCCGGGAGAGGTGAAATCAGTTCCCCCTCACCCAGGCAGAAATCAGCAGCAAATGCTCTGGCTCTGAAAATTTTCAAAACTCGCTCCGGCGGGTTTTTTTATACAGAAAATTCGGTGTCGCCAATTTGCCGCCAGTAAAGAATGGATTTGGTATCAACTTATTGATTTTATTGAGCATTTCAATGTATTAATAAATCAGCCCGATATTCATATCTGATAACTCAATTTACTTGGTGCAATGGCGCAGATTATATCAGAATTGAGCCTCTGCGGCGCAGTCAGCGACCGCAGCCAGCAAAAGGGGAAGAGGTGCAGGACAGCGAT